GCGTCAACTGTGCCTCTACCTGCAATGATAGTGTTGCTTGGTATTGTATCGCTGTCGATACTTAATCTCATGGCAAAATCATCACTAGGGTCTAAGCTAAGATACGCAATAACATCGTTGCCTGCAGGTTGTGTAAATCTTAGTTGACTTAGACCTGCTCTAAACTTGCCAGGATACAAATCTAACAATCTAGGCCATGAAGAAGAATTATTTGGATTGGCAACATCTATATCATCTCCTTGTCCGTTTCTAGAAATTAATCTTGCGGTATTATTAAGAATCAATAAGTCAAAATCACCAGGAGTAACTGTTATAGTAGCATCTGGACTTGCGTTCTCAAACATCTCTGCGGTATTTACATCACTGTATTCGGTATGTATAGTACCTTGAACAGTTTCGGCAAACATGTTAGAAATAATTTTAGTAATGATACCTAACTTTTTAACTTTAGCAGGTGGAGTGATCCATATAGGTGCAGAGAACGTTATGGTCATTATGTCAATATCTTCATTGACACCTTGTGGTACTGTTCTACTACTCCACGTTTGATTTTCCAATGTTATAGTTGATAAACTTGTCCAATCAAGATAGTTATCTGTGGTCTGTATTTCAAAACTAGGATTAAAGAATACAACTAACTGTTCCCATATTTGTAGTTTTTGTTCAGTGTTAGTCGACCATATGTCTGCAGAAAATGTTATCTTGTAAGGACTTGGCATTATACGTTCAATGGTATAATTATTACCTTGAACATTTAAGTATTCATTGTTGTCTTCATCAAATGCACGTTCTCTAATATGCACTTTACTGACAAATGTAGGATCTTGTAATCTACTAAGATCATACTGCATGTCTTTAATATAACAAGAAATAAAAGGAGCACTAGGGATTGTGTTCTCACTGTTCTTTTTAAGGATTTGACTGACTTGCCTAGTCATGTCTCCATAACGTACAGGTACACGAACTAACTGCCCCTTGGCATCTTTATAAGCGAAGTTGCTCATAATCTGTATAAACTGTGACAAGTATCTTCGTACTTGTCCATCATAAAAATAGTCCATTAATTATCTGCCCTTGCTTTTAATGCTTTGCTCAATGCCTGTCTTTCTTGAACAACTGTGCCGCCTATGGTTGCAGTTGATGTATTATTAACAAAGCCCGCCTTCTGTGTTTTTCTCACTTTGGTAGAGTCTGTGGTCTGGGTTTCACCTAACATGCTAGTGGTCATTCTTACATTATCTTCAAACTTAATCCAATTCTTACCGTCATATCTAAACAGTCTGTTTGGCAAGTAATCAGTTCTAAGATAAAACTGCCCGGGTATAGCACCACCTGGGAACGCTATGCCAAATCCATACGGAGCACCGTTAGGTGGAACACCATCGCCCGTTAAGTATCCTAGATAGTAATTCTTATCAGGAGTTGAAAGGACTGCACTGGCATCTAAGGCAGTTGAGCTAACATCGATATCACCGCTGGCAACATCTTCGACGTCAACTAGGCCGTTTTCATCTTTGGGAATTACATAGAATTGATTAGTTACATATCCGCTGGCACCAGTATCTTCTTGTGCCTGTGCTATAATTTGATCATTGATTTCAATATTCTTTTGATATGTAGATAGTAAATCTCTCAATGTGCTACCATCTTCTGCTCCACTGTCCTGATCCAATATTTCTTTGAATTCTTGTGTATCAACAAGTGGTTGGCATTTAGCACGAAGTAGGTGCGGATACCAAGTCTGACTGTATCCACTAGCAGGTCTAGTAACTTCGCTGACTACATAAAATCGCTTTAGTGCTACTAGACTATTGTCTAATGCATATTCATCTTTCTGATGCGGAAGTTCGATGACATCTCCTGCCATGATTTTTCTACCTATAGAATCATAACTTCCACGTAAGTGGAATGTGATCATAATATTGTCGTTTTGTAAAAACAGGCCAAATTGGCTTAGATTAAAATCAATGTCTTGTAGGGTATAAATTCCACGGATAACATAAACATCAGGATCATAATGACGATCTCTGTTTTCCATGAACAACACATCCTGTATGCCTAGTTCGCCTGCTTCGGCAACATTTGCTGGTTTAGTAGGACTACTTTCGCCCTCTGCTGGATTTACTGCTCCTAGGTACTTGTGTAGGTATACATCAGTGCCGCCAATCTGAAACTGCTCATAGATTGAACGATCTAAGAATTTGAAATCATTGCCTTTTTCGGGCCTGTAAAGAGATAGTCTTGGCATAGTCTACTATTTATGGTAAATAGTTATATGACTGAGAACGAAAACGAACGCCAAAAAGTAATAGACTATTGCAAACTAATGCTAGGTGATGGCATGGTTGACGTAGAGCTGGATCCTGCCCACTATAACACTGCCATTGACCGTGCTTTAAATAAGTTCCGTCAACGTAGCAGTAATGCGGTAGAAGAAAGTTTCGGCTTTTTAATGATAGAAGTTGACAAAAACGACTACATTTTGCCTCAAGAAGTAACAAATGTACGTCAAATCTTTAGGCGCAGTATCGGTTCTAGGTCAGGGGGCGGACAAGGTGGAACTTTGTTTGAACCATTCAATTTAGCGTATTCAAATACCTATCTATTAACTTCTTCGAACATGGGCGGCTTAGCTACCTATTATGCTTTTGCTTCATATCAGAAGCAGGTAGGCAAAATGTTCGGTAGTGATATTAATTTTACATTTAATAAAACTACTAAAAAACTAACTATTATGCAACGTCCTAGAAGTGAAGAAGAAGTGCTTCTGTGGTTGTTCAACTATCGTCCTGATTTTAATTTGTTACAGGACCCATTTGCAAACCAATGGCTCAAGGACTATTCGCTGGCTACCTGCAAGATGATGTTAGGTGAAGCCCGTGAAAAATTCAATCAAATTGCCAGTCCACAAGGCGGCACAAGTTTAAATGGTACTGCACTAAAAGGCGAAGGCAAAGCCGAAATGGAAACACTAGAAATGGATCTAGTAAACTACAAAGACGGCGGCACACCACTTACATTCGTAATTGGCTAAAAAATTATTGACAATTATACAGAATTATAGTAAATTATAGTATCACAAGGAGATGCTATGATTATTGGATTCGTGGGTTTTATTGGTTCAGGCAAAGATACTGCCGCAGATTATTTGGTTAACTTTCACGGATTCCGTAGAGATTCATTTGCAAACACTCTTAAAGATGCAGTAGCCGCAGTGTTTGGTTGGGACCGCACACTACTTGAAGGGCGTACTAAAGAAGCACGTGAGTGGCGAGAACAAGTAGATCCTTGGTGGGCAGAACGCTTAGGTATGCCTACATTAACTCCCCGTTGGATTCTGCAATACTGGGGCACAGAAGTATGCCGTAATGGCTTTCACGATGATATCTGGATTGCTTCAGTAGAAAACAAAATGCGTAAAACCACTGACAATATCGTTATCAGCGATGTTAGATTTCCCAACGAGATTAAGGCAATTCACAATGCAGGTGGAAAAGTAATCTGGGTACAACGTGGCGAATTACCTAGTTGGCATATCATGGCCGGTAAGGCAAATAACGGTGATACGTTTGCCGCAGAAAAACTCAAAGCACTAGGCGTTCATGCTAGCGAAACTGCATGGGTAGGCAAAGACATTGACTACACCATACAGAACAATTCTTCTATTGACGATTTATTTGAGCAGATTAAAAATCTGGTCGAAGATCGCCCTGCCGCCAAGGCAGCTTGAGCTTATGTAAGATTCTTTGACAGTTAGCACACACTGTCTTTAAATTTGTATATCTGCAATTAGCAGGATCCCCGTCAACATAGAACACATTAAACTGCTCAGTGTACTTGGAAGTGTAGTTACATTTGTCGCAGGCAGTTTTCTTTTTGTAGCCTGCCAACTCCCACTTTGGAGTCCCGTCTCCTCGATTATTAGCGCAGTGGTCACACTTTGACCTGTAGAATGCTCGACCTTCTTTGTAGTAATTAACTGCTACTGGTCTTTGTTTACATATTCTACATAAATTTCTCATACCCCGCCCTTTTTGCGCCCTTTTGTTACGTATTTAACCAGGAGTTTTTATCATCATCTTGGTAAATAACTCAAGTAATCCATATAGGAGAC